TAACAAAGAGAATAAATTAATTGATTGTTATTTTAATCTTACTGATGAGATTGTGTGTATTAATTCTATCGGAGAAAACGTATTACAAAGACTTTCGGGTGCTGATTTTGACAGTGACACAGTGCTACTTACAGATAATGAGATACTGATTAGAGCTGCAAAACGTAATTATACTGTATTTAAAACTCCTACTTCTTTTGTCACTGCAAAAAAAGTAAAAAGATACTATACACCTGAAGAACAAGCGGATTTAGATATAAAAACATCTGTAAATAAGATTGGTGAGATTATCAATTTATCACAGGAACTTAATTCATTGTTATGGGACAAAATGTATCATGGTGAAACTTATAATAATATTAAAGAATTGTATTATGATATTTGTCAATTGGATGTAATGTCTGGTATTGAAATTGATAAAGCAAAAAAAGAATTTGACATTGATAATAGTAAAGAATTAGATAAAATGAGAGAAAAATATAAAGAAGAACTTAGTGATGAGTATAACAAAAAGAAAATGCCACATTTCTTTGCACATATTTCAAGACAAAAAGGATATTACAATCCAGAGAAGAAAAATTATTGTAAATATAATACTTCTATGGACTATTTGCAAACAGTTGTTAATGGATTTAAGATTAAAAATCCATACAAAAAGGATTGGTTGCCATTTGTCTCAGTATTGGATAATTCAAAATTTTATAGTACACATGTAAATCAAAAACAAATTAACAAGATATATAGTATTTTAAAGAAGTATATATCTGATAGAAAAAACATTTTTGGTTCAGAATTAAATCAAGAAGACAAATCAGAAAAATCACATTTACTATATGATAATTTGATTTCTAATATTGAAAGTGAAATTATTGGATTTTCAACTTTATTTAGGTTACTTAGTTCTCTTGAAGATAAAGAAAATTCACAAATAAAAAATACTTTATTACAAGTATTATACCTATGTAGTAATGAAAGTTTTAATAATGCAATAATTCAATCTTCATCTGAAATTGAACAGTTAGAAGTAGGTGGAAATGATTTAAAAATGTTTAATATAAACTACAAAATTACAAAAAATAAAGTAAATTCGCAAATTTAGTCTTTATTTTACCATTCGTATGAAAGTGATTTTTATTTTACATAGGAGAGGGTAGTTTTTATCTTATTATTTAATGACTACTACCCTACTCTATTGTAAAATTTTCTATTAGATGATTGTATCAGAGGAGGTATTACAATACAAGAAAAAAAGAAAAAATATTATAATCAAAAAAAAGTTATTTCAGAAATACATAATAGAACTGATTGTTCATTTAATGATATTACAAAAGTTTTGGATTCATTAAGAGATGTGGTAAAGGATAAATTTAGTGATAGTGATGAATATGTTGAAATAAAATTATTTCCTGGACTAAAGGTAACTTCAAGATATATACCACCAGAACAATCAAGGTCTAATTTGAATATATCAAAATTAGACTACGTATTAAGTTTGAACGCAAATTTTAGTGATTATTTTAGGCAAGAAATTAGAAATAATCATAATAAATTGAAATAAATAAAGGATTTAAAGGAGAAAAATAAACAATGAATTTAAAGGAATCATACCGTTACGCTAACTATCTTGATGATTTATTAAAAACAGCTTATATATATCTTGGGAGCAAGGGTTTCGTAACAACTATAACAGAGGAACACTTACGCTCAAAAGCAAATAGCGAAGCACCTGATGAAGTGATTGTTGCACAGAAACCATATGATGTTGACTTTACACCAAATGATGTTATTAATTTTGTTGTAAAGGTAATTAGAGAAAAGGAATCTCTTGCAGATGCTATTGCAAAAGCAAAATCTGGTACAGAAATCAATATAGATAATGCAATTGCACTGAATAAGAAAAAGCAACAGTTTATATTTGTATTGAATTCTATTGCTAATATTAAGCCTTCCGAAAAACAGAAACAAGGTTCTGACTATAAGTTCAATTTGCAGGATGGTAATCAGATTAAGTATTATTACAATGTTACCGAAAAGACTTCTATCGACTTTAATCGTAATGATGTAAAGGGATTGATCAAGAAGTTATCTAAGGAATGTGATGAAGTATCGACTAAACTAGATGCTATTGAAATCAATACTATTGTTGATTTTGAACCAACTTATGACGTAACTGATAAATTCGAGGATGTAGTAGTAGCTTAACACTATTACTCTCCCTTCCCCATACAATTATCAGGTATGTATAAGGGAACTGAATAAGAATTATAATTGTCAACCGGTTCAGTTGCAGATGAACTATAACGCTGCAAAGTTTTGTATTAACTATATAATACTAATATATCAATATAGAATATGAAGGCTAAGTAAACAACATTTACTTTACATATTATAAATTTTTTTGTAAAAGAGGAATTTGATTTTATAAATCAAATAACAAAGTAATAGAGTCGCAAAGCGTATTGTGATTTGCTATTTCATAATTTTGTAATTTTGAAAATTCATGAATATGATATTTTGTTAATACTTTAATCGTTTCGTTATTCGTATTCAGTTAATTATATTTAAGATGATCCCTATATAAGGGTTTGTGTTCTTAAAATGAGAAGAAATAAGACATTGCTGCTATGCCAGCTTAGAAGAAAAATGGAAGAAATTATAAATTATATAACTATCATTTTGGTTATATAAAATATATTTTTTTGAACAATAGAAATTGGTTGGAGTTATGAAAGGAATTCAGTTTTCTTATAGATACCTGATAATTAAAAATTATTTTAAACATATCTTATACAGGTGGCGGTGTTTTCGTTCTGAAGGCATCGTCATTTGTTCTTCTGTAAATAAATTATATTGTAGCTGGCGGGAGGTCGGATATCTCATCAAGTCCCATTAATTTGATCAAAACAGTTCAACTCTGTTGCGTAGCAATACATATCAACGAAGGTGTTGATTATTAAAAGACGGAATCACCTTTAAAGAGACATTGAAAATATGTTTCTTTTTCATTATAGGAAATTCAAGGAAAGTGAAGTGAATTAAAATCAAGTATATTTCTAAACAAGACGTTGAGAAATTATTAGCGAATGGAATTATTCGTAATACCAATCGTGGTTATGTGAATAAAAACGGATACGAAGTAGGATTCTATCGCACAAAAAGTTCTGCTCGGAAACGTTATATTCAAGATGAGTATGTGGACTTACTAGAAACAATAAAGTAATAGTTCACAGTTACTAAAAATAATAAAGAAAGGCGGTAACGCCGGTTGAGTAAAAAAGTTTATTTTTATGATACAAACGCCATTTTAAAATTACAAAATAAAATATTTGAAAATAAATTTGTTATATCTTCCATAACATTACAAGAATTGGAGTCTATAAAAACATCGAATAGAAAAGACGAAGAAACAAAATATAATGCAAGGAAGATTTTACATTTATTAGATGAGAACTCTGATAAATATGATGTAATAGTTTATACGAATACTATTGAGGAATATATTAATTTAAAAAATATTGAAATTACGCCTGATAGCAAAATTGTAGCATCTGCCGCATTTATTAGAAATTTGTTTGAACAAGATGAAAATTTAGTATTTATTACTAATGATATTTCTTGTAAGGTTATTGCTGAAAAAATTTTTATGTTGGATGTTGAATCAGTTGGAAATAATTCTGATGATGAATATAAAGGGTTTGAGGATATTTCTTTGACAGAAAAAGATATGGCTTATTTTTATGAACATCTAACAGAAAATACTTATGATTTATTGGTAAATGAATATCTGGTATTAAAAGATACAATGGGAAAAATAATTGATAAATTTAGATGGAATGGATATGAATATCAAAATGTAAAATTTCCAATCATTAAATCAAACTATTTTGGTTCAGTTAAACCTTATAATGGAGATATCTATCAACAAATGGTATTAAATAGCTTATCTAATAATCAATTAACTATGATCAAAGGTTCTGCTGGAACTGGTAAAAGTTATTTAGCAGTTGGATATTTGATGTGGTTGTTAGAGAAACGAAAAATAGACAAAATTATAGTATTTTGCAATACAATTGCAACCGCAAATTCAGCGAAACTCGGATATTATCCTGGAACCAAAGATGAAAAGTTGCTTGATTCAGCAATTGGAAATATGCTTTCTTCAAAGCTTGGAGATTCATTTGCATTAGAACAAATGATATCACAAGGGAAAATTCAATTACTTCCTATGTCAGATATTAGAGGTTTTGATACAAGCGGAATGAATGCAGGTATTTATATTACTGAAGCACAAAATATGGATATTTCACTTATGAAATTAGCATTACAAAGAATTGGTGATGATTCAATTTGTATTATTGATGGAGATTATTCTGCACAAGTTGATCTTAATCAATATGCAGGGAATAATAACGGTATGCGTAGAATGTCTGAAGTGTTTAGAGGACAAGATTTCTATGGTGAAGTTGAATTGCAGAATATTTACAGAAGTAAAATAAGTCAAGTGGCAGAGGGTATGTAAAGTGACATATAAATCAATATTTACTGCTGGTGTAGCAAGATATCTTTTAAAATTAGGAAATCCAATTTATGATATAAAACCAGATAAAAAGAATAATAATAAAACTATTTTTGTTTTTGAAGAAACAGAAAAATTTAAGAATGATATGGCTAGTGTTGAAAAACATTAGTCTTTTTTATTGTAAAAAAGGGCAAGAAAGGACAAATATTATGGCGAAAGCATTAATGAGGAAAGATTTAAGTGGAAAAAGATTTGGTAGTTTAGTAGTTGATTGTGTAGATGAAGAACGTAGCGGTGATGGGAAAGTTTATTGGTGGTGTGATTGTGATTGTGGTGGAAGAAAATCAATCCAATCGACAAGTCTGACAAGAAAACGGGGTTATACAAAATCATGTGGATGTGCTAGAAATTCTAAATCTGCAAAAATAAAAGCAAGAAATACACATAATAGTTATCCAGAAGATATCACTGATTTAAAATTTGGTAGGTTAGTTGTATTAAGGAAAACTAACATGAAAAGTGTTAGAGCATGTGACAACGGAGCATATTTATGGGAATGTTTGTGTGATTGCGGAAATATTTGTTATTACAGCAGATATAATTTAATTACTCCTAACGGTGTACGTTCATGTGGATGTTTATATGACGATAGTAGATATGAAATTGCTAAAAAATATAATACGTATGATTTAGATAATTATGATTTTGGAATAGGTTATTGTAGCAATGGAACGTATTTTTTCTTTGATAAAGAAGATTATGACAAAATCAAAAAGTATTCTTGGTGGTATGACGGTAGATATGTTATAGCTCATAGTCTTGATAATGATAAATATACTACTAAAATAATTCGTATGCATAGAATTGTTATGGATATAAAAGATAGAGAGGATATTGAAATTGATCATAAGAATCTTATAAGATATGATTGCCGGAAAACCAATTTACGTAGAGCCACGTCTAGTCAAAATGCATATAATAAAGATTATTCATATATGTCTTCGACAGGTTATGTAGGTGTAAGGAAAGAAAATAATAAATGGTTAGCCTCTATACAAATCGAAGGGAAAACTGCACGTCTAGGATTATTTAATACTATTGAAGAAGCAATTGAAACAAGAAAAAATGCTGAATTAAAATTATTTCAAGAATTTCGTTATGATATGAGTAATAAAAATATTATTGATGAAAAAAATATGGATAAATATAGGATTTATAAAGAAGTAATTTAATCTCATTGTGAGAAATATTTAGAAAGCACGAGGTAAAAACTCGTATGAATAAGAGGAATATGGAATTATCTGATAAAGAATATGTTGAACTTGCAGAAAAATTAGATGCCGAACAAGTTATTCTTGAAGATACAGATATTATAAACAATCAATATGAAAATTTATTAAAGAATAGAATAATTCTTATCAATGATGTAATTAGTGAACTTACTATTGATAAAGTTGCTATGCCACTTTTACAAATGGATAATGATGGTAGTAATGAAAAAATTACTATTTATATAAACACAAATGGGGGTTCTGTGTATGATGGTCTTGCTCTATGCAATATCATTGAACGTCTAAAATCACCAACAGATATAATTACATTAGGGTATGCGTATAGTATGGGTTCAATTATACTTATGAGTGGAAAGAATAATCCAAATGTAAAAAGATATTGCTATCCATTTAGTACTGCTCTTATACACGGAGGCTCCTCATTTGTTTCTGGAACCAGCTCACAAGTTAAGGATTATTTTAAATTTAATGAAAAGTTTGAAAAGAGAATTGCTGATTTCATAGTATCTCATACAAATTTAACAGATGAAGATTATGCTGCTATCGAAAGATATGAGGCTTATATGGATTCTGATGAGATGCTAGAAAAAGGATTAGTAGATGAAATTTTATAATAAATATCTTTTAGAGTAGGTGCTATCCTACTCTATTCTAATTTGAGTAAATATCGGTAAAACTATCATTTTTACCGATATTTACTCAAATATATAAAAAAGTAAGGATTAAAAGGAGAAAACAATATATGTTTAAGAAGAAAATTACAGAATCAAAGACAACACCAAAGAAGAAGGTATTAGATTTAAAGAACATTTCAGTTGAAAATCTAAAGCTAGTAGATACTGATACCGGTGAAGATATAACTGATGAAGTGGTCGCAGAAATTCCAGATGGGATTACTACTGTCAATTTCAAACTTACCTTTGAAATACCTGACGATGAAGAATAGAGAGTTGGTGTTTAATTGTATAATTTTGAAGAAGAATTAGCAAAATATGGATTAACACCAGAAACTTATGAACAGCTATTAAAAGACTGCTCTGATAAGGTTCAAAAAATAACAGATGTAGAATGGAATGAACTTGTAGAAAAATATGATTTAAATATTCACTATGATACTCTACGCAAGAGTAGTCAGTTTATTACTGGCGGTTCTTTTGTATCTGAATATTATAAGTGGAAAGAAAGCCAGAAAAAAACTGATGATAAAGATGATGAATATTTTCAAAAATTAAGATTAGAAAAACAAGAAATTCAGAAAGAAAAAAGAAAACTTTTTGATGAAAGGCTTGACATAAATCGTAGATTACGTGAAGAATCTCGTCTTGAAACAACTGTTGAAAAATTAGAAAATATGTTATCTGATATTTCTGATAATAGATATTTATCTTATACGCCACTCGTTTCCTATAGCAAAAACGACATGATTGTTTGTTTATCAGATTTACATATTGGTGCTGCATATTATAATTTTAATGGTGTTTATGATTCAGAAATTGCAAAAGAACGTTTAAATCAATATTTATCTGAAATTATTGAAATCCAAAAAACTCATAAAGCAGAAAATTGCGTTTGTGTTCTTTTAGGAGATCTCATATCAGGATCTATACACAAAGTAATCTCCGTAACAAATAAAGAAAATGTCATTGAACAAGTCAAACTGGCTTGCGAATATATTTCTGATTTTGTATATGAATTAGGAAAATGTTTCAATACTGTAGAACTTAGAGGTGTATCTGGAAACCATAGTCGTTTAGATGAGAAAGAGGACGCTTTATTAGGTGAACGTTTGGATACTCTTATTATATGGTTTATTAAATCTATGCTTAAAAACGCAAAAAATATCACTGTTATTGATGAATCAATTGATGATACATTATCAACATTTTTAGTGAGAGAAAAGTTGTATTTTGCTATTCATGGAGATTTCGATTCTACATCTGATACATCTATTGCTAAATTATGTTTATGGGCAAAAATGACACCATATTGTATTTTATGCGGTCATAAACATTATCCTGCAATGGAGGATGTGTCAGGTATTAAAATCATTCAATCTGGATGTCTTTGCGGCTCTGGTGATGAATATACTCGTCAAAAGAGACTTACTGGTAAGCCTTCGCAAACCGTATTGGTTGTGAATGATAAAGGTATTAAATGCTGTTATCCAATTGAATTAGATTAAAATTTAATAAAATTCTATTTTAGAGATGGTACATGTCGTGAGACAGCATTAAATCCATCTCTTCTTTTATTGAAAATAAAGAAGGGATGATTAATGGCGAAAGAAAAAATATGTGGAATTTATTGCATTGAAAATTTAGTAAATAGTAAAAAATATATAGGTCAAAGTAAGGATATATATACAAGATGGTATAGTCATAAATTCAAACTAAATAATAATTCTCATTATAATAAGTATCTACAAAATGCATGGAATAAATATGGAGAAAATAATTTTAAGTTTTATATAGTTGAAGAATGTTTAGAAAATGAACTTGATAATAAAGAAATATATTACATAAGTTATTATAACTCATATATTTATACTGATAATAAACAAGGTTATAATCTCACGATTGGTGGAGAAGGTGTTAAAAATCTTTCAGAAGAAGGACGTCAAATATTTAGAGAAGCGCACAAATCAATTCCTATTTATCAGATAGATTTCGATGGTAATATTGTGAATACATGGCAATATGGTGCAAGGGAAGCATCTAAAAAGTTAAATATAGGACAATCTGTAATTTGGACGTGTGTTAATAAAAGTAGAAAAACATATAAAAATTTTATATGGATTAGTGTTGATGATTATAACAAAGGATTTAATATTAATGATTATTTAAACCAAAATACACAACCTCGAAAAATTTTACAATACACTTTAAATGGTGAATATGTAAAAACATGGGACAGTGCAACCCAAACAGAAAACGAAGGTTTTGATGGTTCTTCAGTAATTAAGTGCTGTAAGGGAAAAATAAAATATCATAAGGGCTATATTTTTAAATATAAAGATCACAAATGAAAAGCGATTATATTCTAAATCTGGACAAACACTGATGATTTTTAATTTAAAAGATGGTCGTGAATCGACATATCACATACCATTGGATTAAACGGAGGGAATAAATGAACGAAAGCAACAAAACTACATGTGTAGATTTTGATGAGATTGTAAAATATATTCATGAAAATTCTGATTATGATGACCAAACAATTATTGATATTCTTGAATTAGAAACAGATTACCTTAATAGCATTGGAATTATTTCGTATGATGAACTAATTGATTAGATAGAATCTTAATTTTAACAAGCGAAAAATGGATTATAGTAACATATACCAAACCAGAATCCATGAACCTACGGGTGACAGACCAATTGGTAATTCAAGAGGAGTGCTGTTAGGGTGTATATTTTGTTAATAAAACTACGTCCTCTTTTAAGGACATTAGCAGGTTAAAGGTACGAATTGACGTATAGTGAATAGCGTCTTGTACTGGTTGCAAGCCGTCCTGCAATATAAAATAATATATTTGGCGACAAGCCTATGAAACACATGTGTAGAGGGTATACTACCCTCTTATTTTTATGGAAAGAAGGAGATAGTAGGAGTACAATATACACAGTTGAGGGTAATACCTCTGGTGGCAGCACTCTAGTAGCCAATGGTGGTGGTGTTGCCAAGAAAAGTTATAATAGTTCATATTCTCGTATATATACTATTTGGCGACCTAAATATAAGTCAGGTGAAGCATTAAAAGTCGCTCAGGAAGCATTAAAGTATGTTGGCTATCTTGAAAAGAAATCAAATAGTCAACTTGAAGATTTTAAAGCTAACGCCGGATATAATAATTACAATATGTTTGCACCTCATGCAAAAAATGCAACAGGAAGTGGTGTCTATGTAAATGGATATGCTTGGTGTGATATGTTTGAAGATGACATGTTCATTAGGGCGTTAGGTGTAAAAAGAGCAAAAGAACTTTTATATGACTGGTCAGCTTCTTGCACAACTTCTAATGGTTATTTTGCAAAAGCAGGTGCAACTAAAATTACAGATTATTCAAAATCAACATTTGGTGATGTAATAATTTTTAAGGACAGTTCTGGAAGTCCTTGTCATATAGGAATTGTTGTAACAGGTGTAGAATCTGCAACTTCTAATGGGTCTACTACTCTTACATCAGCTTCATCTACTAAATATACACAATCAGATTTTATTAAAGATGTATGTTCAAT